AATTCTATATTTTCCTATAGTAAGCCCATTTTTAAGCCTATCCATCTCTCTATTTCAAAATTTTTTATTTGGTACAGATCCATTAGGAAACTCTGTATATTTACCAGTAGATTCAAAAGTTATAGCACATTCTCTAAATGGCTTTGGATCAAAATCCAAACCTTGTTCCATTGTAATTGGACGGTATCCAGTAATTTCATAAGACAGTTCTGGATCAAAATATTCAATTTTTTCGTCAATTGGTACATCTCATTCTGCGCCATTTCGTTTGTGGTGAACTCATAGTTTATCTTCTTGTTCTCGCACTGAAGATAAATCAATTGACTTAATCTTGTTTTCTTTCTCTTCAAATAACTGCCTTATTAAACTTTCTTCATAGTTTTCTGTAAATTTCGGTATTTTATTCCTTTTCTCCAAAGGTGTCTCAACTTTCTTTTTCTTAGGTTTTGGTTTTTCATCTTTAAGACACTTTGGATCTATTATACTCTTCTTAGCCATATTATTCCTCTAATCAAATAAGCCCTGTTCAACATCGCCTCTAATTTTAGATTGCGCGGCCAAATCAGTCTTATGTGTTTGTTCCAATTCTTGTAAAGTAGTGCGCATAACACTAATTTGTTTAATAGAATCTAATATATCTTTAGCTTTATGTATAGGTTTACCATCTACGTCAACTTCTGTAAAATCTATGTTGTCAAGGTAAACTTGAAATTTATATAACGTTCTATAAGCTACTTTAATAGAAGTAAGAATTGGATCTGCATCTTGAAGTTCTTCATACTTCTTAAATGCTGCAGCAAAGTCTTCGTCCTTAAGATCTTTTTCTGTTAATCCAGAATCAACTAATGCTGCTTCTTGTCTATCTTTTATTGGTGATTTAAAATAAGGACTTTTAAAGTCGAGAACCAGATAGATATAAGTAAATTCTTTATAAGCCCGAAGTCTTTTCTCTCCAGTTTTATCTTCTTTACATTTATTTCTCTCTGGTTCCCATAGTTTTGCAAATTCTTTTATTAATAATATGGTATAATCGTCTATTCGAAGAGTATTTGTACTATTATCGAATATAAAGATTTGCATATATTATTTATTTTGTTTTCTATTTGTTTTGGCGTTATTCTGCCTTTTTACAATTCCACCATTTTGCTTTTCTTTAACTTCAAAATCGGTATTATTTCTTGCAGATTCTAATTGTTTTTGATATTCTGGTGTAATTCTATCACTTGCAAAACCAGCACTTACAAAAGGTCTTGCAAAAATTCCAATATTATTCAACAAAACTGGATTTGTAGAAACCCTTCTTGTTGCATTATCATACATTACATTATAATCTACATCGGGTTTTCCAAAATATGATCTTCTTGTAACTTCTGCAATATTTCCTAATGGATATGTTTCAATAGTATCTTTTTGTGCAGTGATTCTTCTTGTGCCTTTTGGCATTCCATCTGAAAATCCATCTTCTCCGAATGCAATCTTAGTACCACCACAACCACAATCTACTTTCTTCCCTTTAGAGTGTTTAGCAACAAGTTGCTGCATTTTTCCTCCGCATTTAAACATTTGTGATTCTTCTGGAGAGAATACTTGCATTAACGCTTTTCCAACTTCTTCTCTTGGTGTAGTTTCATCAAACCCAGACATTGCTTGACCAATTGCATCATATAGACCTTCTTCAGAACCATATTTTTCAATACCAGACTGCCATAGTTGTACCATTTGTTGTTCATCTACACCAAGAGCATCTTGTATTCCTTTGATCATATCTGCATCTTTAGCTCTTTTTACAGACTTTCCACCTTTTTCGAATTTTATCGGCTTTATCATTGTTTATACTTTTAAAAGATCTTTAGTAGAAAATAATTCTTCATGCATAACTTGATTTACATCAAATCATCTGCATTTAATACCTAAAAATATATTTTCCTTCTCGTTAGTTGTTTTATTTAACATAGTACGTGTAGATTTTTCAACAACTCACATAAGTGGTTTATTTGGAATATCATGTTTAATTGTGCATACATCTCCAGGATTAAAAAATACACGATAGTCATCTAATTCATTATACATTTTACAATTAATTTTTAAATTAAACATTTGTTCCTTTTGGAACAATTCGACACATTATATTTTGTTCAGAAATATTAAAATAACCTTTCTTACGAAATGGCACTGGCTGAGCAATATGCTTTATTACATATACATCTTCTCCAGGTTGCACATTCTGACATTTTGGTCCAACGGCTATCACCTTAGCACAAGCTACATATTCTTCATTTTCTTCAATTTCTCCTGAATCAGTAGATTGATATTTTTGAGAACTTTGTATACCTATGATTAAACCAGATTCAGTTCTTTCAATATTTCTATAAGGATTTTCATCATAAAATTTAATTAATACCCCAGTATTACATGGGATTATATCAACCTCTTCGGTTTTAATTCCATCTAATTGTTTAGATAGCACATTATCAGACATTAACTTATTAAAATCATTTATTTCCATATTATCATTTATTTAAATCACATACTTCGTCTTTAGATCTAGACTTAGCTTTTAATTCGCAACCACAAATAGAACATATATAGTGATTACGAGTTAATCTTATTTTTTTATCACAAGCCATACAAATATCATACCTTTTCTGATATTCTTCTGTATTTATACCAAGAATTACATTTTTTCATCCTTCGTATACTCTTTTGAACCAATTAAAAAACCTTATCATATATAATCCAAATTACAATTCTTAGGAACACTTACCAAATATATTGGTTCTCCATCATTTGTGTGTCCTATTGGAAAATCTAAACTATAGTAAGAATGTATATTTAAATCCTTATACAGTCTATTTAAATCTTTTCCTAAACAATGTTTAGTATCTAATGTTAGAAAATCAAGGTTCTTTGCATGATTATCTACTTCTGCAAACAAATCAGTCATTACCATTTTCCAGCAGTGCATTTAGCAGATGGACTTTTTGTTTTATAGTTCATTTTACATCCGCAGCCTTTAATTCATCCAGCATGAGGAAGTCTGGATACTTCTCCTGTATCTTTATTCATATACTTACTACTATCACATATAATGCCGTATGTAGGATCCTCTTTCCTAATAGGACATGCTTTACATATTGCCATTCTTTCTTCAGAAGTCATATTAACCTAATTTATATGGTTCATTTCTATCTAATTGTTCCTTTATTCTAAGTTTCTTAGAATAATCTTTTATCATTCTTTGTACATCATCTTTTAAATATGGAACGTCCAATATTGTTTCTACATCATTATGATCTATATGATTTATTTTCAGCTCTTTGATTTTTAAATGCGGATAGAGCGTTTCAATCATATAAGCATATAAAGATAATTGCAAACAATAATGAGACCATGAACAATCTTCTAGATTTTGCAAAGGAGCTTTCATCATTATTCTTTTCTTTCTTCTACTGTCAAAGAATGAGTGCTTTTTAATCTCTGCGTTAGTTTTGTGATCTATGATATAAACATCAGTACCATCTACAATGCAAAGATCAATCTGTCCAGATATATATACATTATCAAATATGCAAGACAATAGTAATTCCGGATAAACACCTTTTTTAAGATCTAGTTTATAATAGTTTTGTCTACACTCAAATTCTCCACAAAGATTTGGAAGTTTATATAATTCAAAATCAAATTTTTTATTATTATAAAATCCCATTTCAAATTCTTCGTGGATTTTAGTTCCTCTATCACAAGATTCATCACGCTTTCTTTTATATTCTGCTTTAATTGCGTCCTGAGTAAGTTTAAATTGTTCTTCGTTTATACCTCATTTTGGAAGTAATTCCAATTTTACTTTTTTTGTATTAAGTAACATTGGTTTTACGATAGACCATTTGTCTCCATCCATAAGTTCCTCTAGAGCCTTATATGCAGATCAAAATTCTTCATCAAATTCTTGTGAATAAGCATTTATAAGTGTAGTAACTGAAATATATTTTTTTAAAGTCTTCTTATCGTAATATGTGTGTGTTTCATCGTTAAAGAAAACGTTATCATCTTCTTTGTCTACCTTAATTCCGTTTATGTATTTTTCTTCAATATTCTTTGCAGCTGGCATAATTCATTAACATTTAGCATTATCATAATCATCTTTTATTCTTCGCTTTGTTTAACAATTTGATCTACATCTAAATATTTTGTACCTATTTTAGGCACTCTATCTGTGCATTCTAATTTTACACATTTTATTAGTTCCGCAGCAATACACTTACTTCTAGATTTATCCAATTGTTCTCGCAAAGTAGCATTTCTATCTTCAAGTTCAATGATTCTTGCATCTTTTTTATCAATTCTTTCGTTCAAAGTTTCATTTTGATCTTGAAGTTCATCTGCTAATTTACTTCAACGATCATCTTCTTTTGCTTTATTATCTATTTTCATACTTTTTCTAGTTTCACGTATTGTTAAAAGAGATACAAGGCCGCCTCCAGCAAGCGCTCCAATAATTGCAATTAGTATTGATGTGATATCCATTTATATATTAGTTTAAGTTTATTTATTTTATGTTCTTATATTCTTATTATTTTCCGCGCAAATATAATCATTTTTATTCGCAATTCAAAATCTGTATTTTGAAATATAATCAAAAATATTTATATTTGCAAATAATAAATAAAAATAGAATATTATGAATGAGAAAATAGAATACTTAGTACAAAAATTTAAGAAAGGCTCTAAGATTAAAATAAAAGAGTCTCAAAAAGGATCGTTTACAAAATATTGTAACGGTAAAGTAACAGAGGCGTGTATAGCAAAAGGCTTAAGATCTCCGAATCCAAAAATTCGAAAGAAAGCCAATTTCGCACGTAATGCAAGATCTTGACATCATAAATAATGTGTATAATGTTTTTTAAAAAGAAACAACCTCGAAAATGAGAGTTTGGCTTAAAACCAGAAGTAAATTGACATGCAAGAGTAAAATCAAAATATGATTTACAGATTGTATGTAAAATAATACTTACTGAAATATTAGGTATAACAGATGTTGTTTTAAATGTTTTTACTAACGATACTGCATTAAAAAGATTTGATACAGATGATGCTAAAATGCAAGCGATTTTAAGTAGAGCAGGTAAAACTAATATGTATACACTTCATTTAAGAAGTGATATTACAGACATCATTCCTATTATTTGTCATGAAATGGTACATTTAAGTCAATATTATAGAGGTGATTTAAGTTTGA